ATGGCAAATCGACTGCACTTCCTTTTTGTGCAAAAGGCAAACACGCTGTAAAATAGTCGTGTTCGTAGGCTCGGTTTCTTAGATTACCAAATGCTCCCAGTGGATTAAGTCCATCAGATAATTGATAATCAACCTCTGGAACTAAATTTTCATCGCGATAATATTCATTATAAATAGCCTGGTAAGCTGCGAATGGAATCGCATTTATATTTTGCGCTACGCTTGACGCCGGTGGTGGTGGTACCGCTAGGTAATCACCTAGTTTCTTAGCTGTATCACTTATTGAATTAGACCAGGTAAACTGTGGTAAGCCTCCAGTTGGCTCGTTTACAATAAATTTCTCCCAATTTTCCCAAACTAGACGGTTTGGTACGAAGAAATAATGAATGCATACATCAACATTATGCATTATAGGTGCCACCATCGGCGCAAATCGTATATAAGTATCCCCTGCAATATCCCAAGTATCGCCTGGTATACATTCAGCTATGCAGCATGGCATAAGTTTGCCCATTGCGCCTGTCATCTTAACATCGTGTGTTAAATCGAAAGTGTTTGAGGGTGGACGCTGTACCTCAATACTGTTAAATAAATTTTCCATAGTTTTTGTGTTTTAAAGTCGAATACCTCCTCTTGCTACTGTGTAGCGTGTTTTTTTTGTTGGTTTGCGTTTATTTTTCATATTATATTTTTTTAAGTGTTTAAAATGGTATTTTTTCCATCACATGTAACTGATCTTGATCAGGTTTGTTTGTTCGCTGTTCCAGCTCTTTGTTTTCCATTAAACGAATTAGCTGTAAGTAAAGGTTTTTGGCTTCGTTTTGTTTTAAATTTAGCACTTCGCTGATTTCTTTCCATGTTGCGCTAAAATCGTTTTTTAAAATTACTGTGCAGATTCTCTGATAATCTGACTTAGTAAATTTTGGTTTTTCTGTGATTTCCATATAATATTTTTTTTAGGTGTAGTTGCCGTAGGCTGTCGCGACTATTTATTCATATTCGCTGCGCTCATTGACTGAATAAATATCGCTCTTTTATTGCCTAATGTTTATTTTAACAGTTTTAATACTTCGATAATTGTTTTTATATAATACTGTGATGTCATGCCAATCTCCATGTCTGCTACTTTTGCCTGTGCTGCTATAATCTTACCTTGATTTTTTGCGTTTTCTAACGCTGTTTGCAGTTGATCCTTTTGTGTTTGTTCCGTTGCCTTCGCTATTTCAGCATTAATATAACTAACCGTTGCTTGTGAAATAATGTTATTAATTTGCGATTCGGTGGTAGCCTCCGTAATATAATTAATGTAGTTTTGTGCTGTTATTTGACCGCGTTTTATATCTTGATCCAGATCGCGCTGTAAATAAGGGTTATTTTTTAAATATGATGCTCTTGAATCAAACATTAAATCACCGGTTTCAGGATCACGACCGAGAAACTCATTATTAGTCGGTGTTTTTAATCCCACAGCCTCTTTTAATAATTGGTTATCTATCATTTTAGCCTCGTTTGTTAATTTTAACTGCCTATTTTGTTCCATTAACAACGGTAATTGCATTAAAGACATAAAATTGATATTTGACTGTGGGGCTATTCCTTTGTACTCAGCTGGTGCCGATCCTCTTACCATTGCAGCTGTGTTTGATCCTCCACCCTGTGAATACATCATATTTGGGTTTAGTCCAGCTGCCTTAAACCTTTCTTTCATTGCGCTTGGACTATTATACGCGTTAGTACGCTCCCAATCTTCATTTGCGTATTGTCTTTGTAATCGCGCCTGTCCTTGCGCGAATTCTCTATTTAATCTGTTTTGTTGGTTTTGGAACAACATGTTCCCACCACTTTGAAGAACTTGTAGTCCTCCTGTTACAGCTGTATTTGGATCTATTGGCATAGTTTTTTTGTTTATTGAATTTTGAGAAAATGTCAATTAGCAATAATATATCAAGGGTGTATTATTGCTTATTTAACGCGTTATTCACGCGTTTTGTTACCTCCGTTTCGAAAAGGTCGTGTTGGCGCTGCTTTTCGTTTCGTTCAAGTTTATCCTTATGTCCTTTTATTAATTTCTTGTGTTCCATTGTCATTTCCTGGATATCCACAAGATCCATTTTGCGCAGGTCAACACCTGTACTCAATTCGTCAACATCATATAATGGTTTTTTCATGTTATCCAGTGGTAGTCCTCGTGCGTATCTTTCCATTAATGTACGCATACTCATTGTTTGATCTGGAACTGTCAATGATGGTTGATCAAATTGTTCGCCTTGAAATGGTGTTTTAACTTTCATATGTTTTCTGTTAGTCGTTTTGTTTTCTTTAATCCTTTGTGTGTACGAATTAAATCCTGTTTTTCAAACATTTTTCTTTTAGTTGTTAACGATTTTTCCACAAATTCCAAATTTGCGGTATTTTCCATATGTTTAGCTATTATCTGTTTATCCAGTAAACTATATATTTTATCCTTGTAATAACGTGGTAAGGAGATTTTAATTTCGTTTATCGTTGCATAACAACGGTTTTTGAGGTCGGCTTGGTGCCATTGTATCATTTGGGGTGTTAGGTAATTTAATCCTAACTTTTTACTCATAAGTGCAAATTCTGGTATTCTGTCATCGTTCCAGAACTCGGGTATTTTGGTTTCTTTGCACATATATTTTAATGTATAACCAATACTGGCTCCTGTTACTTGCCCAAAATGAACATGTCCATGCGACCAATGTTTCATTATCATGTCTGTTGTAGTTCCAAATATTATTAAATGATAGTGTGGCCGTTTTGTACGACTGCCGTATTCTCCACACGCATAATATTTAATTTTTTCACCATCTTTTCGTAAATATTTGAAAAAATTTTGTAAATGTTTTTTCTCTAATGTCATTAAATTAGATATAGTTAATGGTGGTTTATCCCCATATGTTAATGTAACAAAATGCGCTGTTTTGTGTAGTAATGATTCCTTTTGTAAACGGAAAGACCAACCCGATATTCGTCTGGCTCTACATTCATTACATTTTCCACATGGTACTAAATTTTCCTTTTGTTTGATACCATGTGTCTTGACTACTATTTGTTGTTCCGGTGTCCACCCTACGATATAGGGTTTCAGTTTTATTGGTGATATGCACATAATTATTTTATTAAAAAAAAAGGGGCAAAAGCCCCCTTTTTTATAGTGTAGGTGTTCCAAAAACAGGCATAGGCCGTCTTGCCTTCATTTTGTTTAGTACATGAATATAAATATTGTCTACATCATCCTCGTCAAAAAATACGCGTGTATTATTTGCGCTGTTAACTTCGATAAATTGTTGACTTAATGTAGGCGCCGAGGCGAAGATTCGCCCTAAGTGCCAAAAGTCAAGTTGTGTTCGAAATAGTCCAGCTACGCGATTTTGTAAATATTTGTACTCGGAGTATCTTGGAATATATCCAAATACATTATTTGGTGTTGCTGTGTATGCATAAATTTCGTTTTCTGTAACCTCCTGTTCGCCAATATGCGCGAATGATGGCCAGTAAAAATCCAATACATCCGTTTTTAAATAATTTTTTGGTATTCCTTGTTGATAAGCAGGTTTCGGCATAATAGACATAATGCCCATGATATAACCATGTTCTTCACAACGATATTTTCCATAGTGTCCGGCTTGTAAGCTTGTAGCTTTTCCGCTTGGATTTCCTTGTACCGAAACTGCGCTGGGATCTTCTTGATCCGTTGAGTTTGTAATTTCCTGTACAAGTACCGGTGCTTTTGTTCCTGTTATATATTCAGGACGCTGTAAACGCGCATCACTTGACTGAACGCCAAAATGCATTTTAATGTTTTCTATATAGCGAGTTCCTCCTCTTGCGTTTTTTTCCAAAAATTCCTGTAATCGCATAGCGCGGCGCAAGTCGTTTATTGTTGTTGCTCCTACTGTTAAAGAATCGCCTGGATCATATGCAAGTGGCTGTGCAACGCCTAAACCGGCGTCAGCTCCGATTCGATCACTTACAGTAACTTGTAGTTCGCCTTGATTAATTCCGCCAGCTGTATTTCTAAATGTCGGTGCATTTCCTACTGATCCGTCCCAGGATGCTTTCAATGTTACATCGCCTAATGGCAAATCGACTGCACTTCCTTTTTGTGCAAAAGGCAAACACGCTGTAAAATAGTCGTGTTCGTAGGCTCGGTTTCTTAGATTACCAAATGCTCCCAGTGGATTAAGTCCATCAGATAATTGAT